CAAGCAGACGCGGGATGAGCAGATGAAGAAGTGGCAGGACAACCACAAGGCCACGGCGCGTCCGTGGAAGAAGTCCTACAAGGAAGCGTGAGCCATGGCACCTGAGATTGTTCCTCCCAGCACTGTCGTGATCGAGCCGCCGCCGGCCGAGCCCACCGACTACGACGAGAAGCAGGAGAAGGCCGAGTGAACCCGAAAATAGGACCGTCGACAATCGCAATCCTGAGTGGCGCGCTGATCACGATGGTGGCTTTCATCGACACATGGGTGGAGGGCAACCCGTCCACCACCCTTGCGGCCATCAGTGCCGCGCTCACCGCCGCGCTCGGTGGTCTCCGTTCGTGGCAAGCCGTGTCAGCTGACAAGGAGATTGAGCAATCAGACCCGGAATCGCAATCGCCATCCTGATCGGAGCGTTCCTGCTCGCCGGCAGCATCGAGGCCAGCGGCGCACCGTGTGAGAAGCACCAGGCAAACGACCGCCGCGCTTGCCTGCAGCAGCACAAGCGAGACAAGATGGACTGGCCCCCCAAGCCCAAGGAGTGGGAAGTCAAGCGTCGCGTAGGCTGGTGGTGGGGCAAGGCCGAGCGCATCGCGTACTGCGAAACCGCCGGCAACTGGCAGCACTACCCCCACGGTAGCTACATCGGTGGGCTGGGAATGTTCCGTTCGACCTACGGCATCGGGCAGGCTGTCACCGGTTACCGCTGGCCGTCAGAGGGCGCCACGAAGGCCGAGCAGATCGCCGTGGGCTACATCGTCATGCGGCGCTTTGGCGTCACTGCCTGGGGATGTTCGTCCGCCTAGGCAGGTATGGTCCTGCCACATGCGAAGGGAGAGCGCATGAAGTGTCCACACTGCGGGCATCCAGACCGGATCCACAGCGGTCAGCGTGCCCAAACCACAGAACCCGGCAGCTGCCAGTGCGGCCCGCCCGACAACCCCTGCGCGTGCCCTGGCTGGGCACATTGGCTTGCTGCGGGCCGGGAGCGTTACCTAGAGCTGCAGATGGAGCAGGACCGGGTAGACAAGGCATGGGGGGCGTCGATTCACACGCTCTACGAACCCGACGATTGACGCCCCTGTGCGTGAGGACAGTGCTGAAAGGGAGGGAGACAATGGAAGCAATGACCTTTGACGAGCTGCAGCACCTGCTCGAAGGCACGCTTGAGAACGCTGACGAGGCTTGGAAGGTGTGGGCGTATCAGTGCATTACCCAGCTGGCAGACGCCGGCGAGCCATTCACGGCCGACGAGGTACACCTGCTGCTCGAGCCCTATGGCGTCAACACAGGTTCCGACAACGCCATGGGCGCACTGTTCGCCAGGGCACGACGTGAAGGGCTGATCACCACGGATAACCAGTACCGCCCGAGCACGCGCCGAGAGGCGCACCGGCGCATGGTGCGGATCTGGAAGGGGGCGTAGGAATGACTGACGAGCCATCTGCGGAGGTTCTGGAGTTCCCGGGGGCTGGGAGTAGGGCAGAACGCCACGCGGCCCTTAGAAGGCTTGGGGAGGAATGGTGGGAGCCACCGGCCGAGCTGATCGACACGCTCCCGAAGGGCGGCGTGCAGCTGCGGTACCTGTCCCACATATGGGTGCGCAAGGCGCTGCAGGACGCTGACCCTGATTGGTATTGGGAGCCCATGGGCTATGACAGCGATGGACAGCCCGTGATCGAGCGTGACAGCCAGGGCAACCCGGTGGGGTTCTGGATCTGGCTTCACCTGCTCGGCACCAAGATGCCCGGCTATGGGTCCGTGGAGCCCGGCAAGCGTGACGCCGTGAAGGAGCTGATAGGCGACGCGCTGCGGAACGCCAGCATGCGCCTGGTGGGCGGTGCCTTGTGGGTCAAGGACAACGCCAAGAAAAAGCCGCCGGCGAAAAAGAAGGAGCCGCTGCCCGCTGCTGCCGAGCCAACCGACGACGCGCCGCACCATGAGAAGGCAGCAGGCAAGGACGCATACGACAGATTGGTCGACGAGTTTGGGGAGGAACCCGTCAATGGCGCACTGGCCACGTTCAACATCGCCCGGTTCTCGGAGCTCAATCCGGTCAACGTCGAGGTTGTCAGGGCGTCGTTGGTTCAGCGGGCCCGCCTGGTGCAGGAGCAGGAGCAGCGGGAGAAGGCTGATGGGTAGACAGGCGTACGGGCCCGAAGGAGCATTTCAAAGACAGGTGATCCAGCTGGCGCACACCTTCGGTTGGCTTGTGCAGCACACGCGGCCGGCGAAACAGGGCGACCGCTGGCTCACGCCGATCAGCGGTGATGTGGGATTCCCTGACCTTGTCCTGGTGCATCCTCACCGTGGCGTCCTGTTCGTGGAGCTCAAGAGCGACACAGGCGCAGTCAGTGACGCGCAATACAAGTGGGGGCGCGCCATCAGGGACGGCGGAAGCGAGTGGCGCATCTGGCGCCCGAAGGACTGGCCCGAGATTGAGAAGCGACTTGGGGCAAAGCAGTGATCATCCACGCTGCCAACCCCAAGCGAGACTTCACCGTGATCCCGAACAGGGTGTTGCGTGACGATGCCCTGTCCTACCGGGCCCGAGGACTGCTGGCCTACCTGTTGAGCCAACCGCCTGGCTGGCAGATCAGCAGCGGCAGGCTGGCGATCAAGACCGGCGAGGGGCGCGACGCCGTGCGCACTGCGCTGCGCGAGCTGATGTGTTGCGGGTACCTCGACCTCAAGCGCCGGCAGGATCACCGTGGATTGTGGGAAGCGGAGTACACCGTCACCGATACGCCCTGGTACTTCCAGCCTGACCCTGTGGATAACTCCACCTAGCGTCTCACATAGTGAGACACCCACTGCAGAGCCTGTGGATAACTCGGGCCAGCCTGTGGATAACTGGGCAACCGGGGCCTGATTATCCGGCGCCGGATTCCTAGGCCGTATTAGAAGAACTATAAGACTAAAGACTAAAAGAAGGCGTCATGGGAAAACCTCGGAAGGATCTGGCGAGCAGCGCGTACAGAACACAACGCGCCAGGTTCCTTGCGGAATGGGATGGGCCATGCCATTGGTGCAAGCGTGCCAAGGCTGTCGAGCTTGACCACATCATTCCTGTTGCCGCCGGCATCGACCCAACCGACCAAAGCAACTGGGTTGGTGCATGCAAGAAGTGCAACGCCCGGCGGGGGGCCGAACACCTTGCAAAGACTCGGGCGAACAGGGTGGCAGCTCGCAATCGCGCAGTGAAAAATCCGCCGGCTTTTTTTGAAACCGAATCGACATTGACCCCGACCCCAATTTTCCGTATCTCCGAAAACGGCTTGGACAAGCCAGATTCAAACGGGGTGGATCTGATCGGTCCTGACTTGGGCGAAGGCACTGCCATTCCCCCGCGATTGTCAACGCCGATGTTGGGGGGCGGGAGCTACGGGCCTCAGGTTGGTGCCTGGGCGAAGCAATACCTTGGCGTTGACCTGATGCCGTGGCAGCTGCTTGCGCTTTCCGGCCAGCTCGAGCACGACGAGGCCGGGAATCTGGTGCGCCGGCGGTCGTTGGTGTCAGTCGCCAGGCAGAACGGCAAGACCATGGCCCTGAAAGCGTTGGTGGGGTGGGCTTGCACACAGGAACCCAAGCGCCGGGGCGAGCCCATCATGGTGATCAACACCGCGCACCAGCTCGACCTCGCTGTGGAAATCTTTGAGGCCATCGCGCCGATTCTCAAAGAGGAATGGGGCGCAAAGGTCAAGTGGAGCTACGGCCGCAATGAGGCGATCATGCCTGACGGCACCAGGTGGTTGGTGCAGGCCGCGACGCCCAAGGCTTTCCACGGTTTCTCACCGACGTACATCGTGGCCGACGAAGTGTGGGGAATCAGCCGCGACGTACTGCTGAACGGTGCCCTGCCATCGCAGCGCGTGATGAAATCGCCGTTGCTCTCATGCTGGTCAACCGCCGGCACCGAGGATTCACACGCGATGCTGCAGATGCGCGAGGAAGGGCTGCGCGCCATCGACGAGGGCAAGACTACAAAGCTCTACATGGCCGAATGGTCCGTACCGCCCGGCATCGACCCCATGAGCTCGCCCGAGGTTTGGAAAATGGCTAATCCCGCGATTGGCTACACGCTCGAGCCCGACGTACTGCGCGACGAGTCCGAGCAGGTGGACAAGGCCGCGTTTCTGCGGGCGTCGCTCAACATCTGGATCAGCTCGGAGCGGTCATGGCTTCCGCCTGGACTGTTCGACAGCCTCAAGGTTGACGAAATTCCCGCCGGCGGCGTGCTGGCCGTCGATTCGTCAATTGACGAGTCGCTTTACTGCGGTGTAAGGGCGCAGCGTGTTGGGGACGACCGTATAGGTGTCACCGTGGAGTTTCTGGCTGATTCGCTGGCGCAGTGCTGGCGCAGCATTGGTGAAGCGGCTACCAGCTGCGATGCCATTGCCTTGACCCCGTCGCTGTTTGACATTGCGCCGCCCGAGCTCGAGCGCAAGAAGGTGCAGGTTGGCTACGCCGAGCTGGCGACACACACCGGCACGATCCGCCAGCTGATCATGGAAGGGCGCATTATCCACACCGGCGAGCAGATGCTGGCCGAGCATGTGGACCGGGCCGTGGGCGTCCGTACACAGCGCGGCTATGCGCTCTCGTCGCAAAAGAGCTCGGGCCCGATCACCCTGGCGCGTTGCCTGGTGTTCGCAACGTCACTGGTGGCCCGGCCGGCGCAGCGGTCAAAGCCTGCCATCGCGTTCGGTTAGTAGCCTTATCAGCGTCCATGGGGCGCGGCCGGTGTCTCCCCCCGCGCTTCATGGGCATCAGATCGTATACTTATCGCGTAAGCCTTGCTTTCACTTACATCGAAAGGCACGCTTTCCTTATGGAGTTGTTCAAGCCGAAGGTGAAGGCATCTCCAGCGATGGCATCAGCACCCATCGCGGCAGCTGCTGGCGCTCCGCAACCCGGTAACTTCCTTGGGTACAGCGTCGGAGCCCTCGAGGAAGCAGCGTTGAGCGTCCCGACGGTAGCTAGAGCAATCTCCCTGCTCTCTACCGTCGCTGCCACCCTGAACCTGCGCACCTACACGCTGCAATGGACTGGGCAGCGGTACGAGAAGCTGTACATCGAGGGCGAGAGCTGGATGAATCGCCCCGACCCGCGCACCACGCGCAATTTCATCATGACCAAGACCGCCCGCGACCTTATCCTGTATGGGCGCGCTTTCTGGCTTGTGACGAGTCGCTACAGCACTGGCTTCCCAGCGACGTTTCAGTGGCTTCCGGCCAACCTGTGCGAAACGCCCGACAATGCGCCGCCGGAATGGTTCGGGCCCGTGGACAAGATCAACTTCAATGGGATGCCGCTTGACGTTGCCCAGGTGATCCAGTTCCACAGCGGAAGCCAAGGAATCATCTACCAGGGCAGGCGCGCCATTCAGATCCAGCTCCGGCTCGATCAGGCCGCTGAGCGTTTCGCGTCGAATGAGATTGCCGCTGGCTACCTGCAGCAGAAGGGCGGCGAGCCCATGAGCGGCGAGGAATTGGGCGAAATGGCCGCTGCCTGGGCGGCTAACCGTCGGACCAACGCCATTGGCGCACTGAACGAGCACGTCACATTCGAAAGCTATGACGTTGACCCGTCAAAGCTGCAGCTGGTAGAGGGCAGGGAATACCAGACCAAAGAGCTGTCGCGGCTCATGGACATTCCCGCCTACCTGTTGGCCATCGACCAGTCGGGCATGACCTACGCCAACGCGCAGCAGGCCCGGCAGGATTTGATCCTGTTCGGTGCCCGCCCGCTGCTTCACGCAATCGAGGAACGCCTGTCGATGGATGACGTGATGCCTCGAGGCCGCCACGTTGAGTTCGCCCTTGACGAGTACCTGGACGAGTTCAGCGAAACAGAGATCACGCCGGCGGATCCCCGCCTGGCCCGTACCGAGGAGCTGGTCAATGATTCGGTTTGACGCCGACACCACGCTGATCACCGCGCAGGCCGGCAGCGAAGGCGAGCCCGCCCGCATCGCGGGCATTGCTGTGCCGTGGGATGTGGTGGCCACTGTCTCGGATGGCCAGCAGGTGCGGTTTTCGCGTGGCGCGTTTGACACGGCGCAGAAGCCCGCCAAGCTCATTGAGAACCACGACATCACCCAGCTGCGCGGCGTGGTCGACACGCTGACAGATGGCGATGATGGCCTTGAGTTTGAGGCCACCCTGGCGGATACCCGCGCCAGCCGGGACGCCGTTGCGCTTCTCAAGGCAGGGGCCTATGACGCCGTGAGCGTCGGAGCCCAGCCCACCAAGTTCACCACCGACGCCGAGGGCGTGATGACCGTCACGGAAGCAACCCTCGTCGAGCTCTCTCTGGTCGCCATCCCGGCGTTCAGTGAGGCCGTCATCACGCAGGTGGCGGCAACCGCCGAGGCCCCCGAGGCCGAGCCGGAGCAGGATCCCGAGCAGGACACTGACAACACCGAGCAGGAGATTCAGGAAATGACCGATGCCGAGAAGGCCGAGCCCATCGAGGCAGAGGCCACCATCCCGACTAACCCGATTCTGTACTCCGGCGCCAAGCCGGAGCTGCCGACGGCCGTGGAGTACATCAGCGCCATGATCAA